CGAGCGTTATAAGCTGGTTGTCAGCGTCTGCATCATTGGCTGTTATGCGCCCGTTGTTATCTCGCTGCACGATGCTATTACCGTTCGCCACGACGCTTTTATTGTTGATGATATCTTGCGTTTTATTGGCAACATCCATCATCACATTTGCAGCATTTTGCACAACTGCTGCGCTTGGCGTAATGACACAATCGTGTATACCATCAGGATAGGGCCAAGCGCGATACAATTGCACAATTTCAGTGCCTTCAACATCAACAGCAAGCGCCACTTCAAGTGATAGTCCTTGTCCATGCTCAAGTTTGGCGTTTTGTTTAATTTTAGATATCGGATCCGAGCCAGGTTGGACAACTGCTGTTTTTGAGCCGTTCGTAAATGACAGCGACCCATAGTAAAACGTTGACATGATTATTCCTCGGTTGAAATTATCGAGAGACTTTGATTTTGGATAAAAGCTGTACTGAGATAGCGAGATTGACTACTGATAATCGCTCGGTACATAAAGTTGTCTGTTGAGCTACTTATATCTGTGTAACTAAATGTACCTACTAAACTTTCTGACAATGACCACTCAGGTGCGCCTGGCTCATTAAACTCAAGTACGTTTATAGCGCCATTAATTCGTGTTGGGCCAATGACGGTAACCCATCCGCCTGATCCGATTTTGCGTTGCAGCGTTATGTCGGCATAGGGATTTGCAGGGTTTGGTGCAGGGGTTGAACTTCCTGCAGGCTCTTCATAATAACCGTTGTACGAAAATGCAAACTGTACCTGTTTATTGTTTCCGTCAGTAGAAAATGGCCCCAATTCCAGCGTCGGATTTAACGTAATAACCGATGTCTTGGCTGGGTTAATAATAATGCTCGGATCGAGCGAGCCGCCAAAATAAGAGCCGCCAACAGAATCCAGCCAGAACGTCGCGTTGTTTCGTGTTGCTTGTGTGTAGTCTGGTTCGCTACCAGTTGTGAATTTAGGGCCGTAGTAAAAGATTAATCCATCAGGTCCAAACCCAGACGCTTTCATAAGCAACATATATGCAGGTCCCAACAGAGCAACTTCGCCTCTGAATATGCCGCCTAATGCATCTATAATGCCTGAAAACTTTAATTTTCCTGCGACTACTTCTAAGCCAGGCTCTCCTGCTGTAGGCTCCCACCTAAATTCGTTGCCCACAAAATAAAGGCCTGAAAACGTAGGGTTTGCGAACAATCCGACAGACGCTAGGCGTCCATTTGCTTGCACAGATATTAACGCGTTAGAGCGAATATAATTAAGCTCAGTATCTAACGTTGTTGCAAGGTTAAGCGATGCCGTTGCGTTGTTGTTTGCGTCTGCGACATCATTTTGAATCGTTGTGATTGAACTGGCATTTTGGTCTGCCTTTATATCGGCTTGCTGCGCGAGATTAAACGCAGCATTCGTATTGCCATCGCCGCTTGTAACTTGTCCCTGTAGCACCTGAATTGCACTGGCGTTGTTATTAGCATCAATGATTACCTCATTGATTCTAAGAATTTGAGCAAGTAAATCAGAACTAATATTACCAACAGAAAGCTGCAGAGCATTGATAGCCGACGCGTTGCCGTTGATATCCGTTTGCGCTTGCGTGAGTTCATCAGCGAGCGCAACCACTTGCCCTTCAATGGCATTGGTAATGGATGTTACATAGGTTTGCAGCGTGCCTTCTTGCGCATTGATAAAACTTGCCGCTTCATTCGCTTTAATCAGCGTGTTATCTGCATCAAATTGTGCGTATTGTGCAGTAATCGCTGCGATGCCCTCATTGGCATCAAGTACACTTTGGATGTTTGTTGTGGTAACAACCTCTGAAGGTAAATCAATACTGATGTTTTCAACAGCTGCATTAATGAGTCCAGGGACCAACTGCAGTTCACTGGTTAACTGCGTGATTTGCTCTTCAGTGGCTTCTAATCGTTGCGTCGAGATATTGGCTTCGCCTCTAACGCTATCAATTAAAAATGTTACTTCCGTAAATTTATTATCTGCATAGCTTGTTGCACGATTAATTACCTGTCCGGTAATAGGATCCTCAGACACTACATAGTCAAGTAGTGAATCACCTCTAGTACTTCGCACATCTTGCTCTATCTGCATAGATTGCAGTGAGGCAAACATTTCACTTAGCCTGGCTTCAATGTTGTAATCAGCCAGCACGTTTTCAGTGAAATTTGCCGCAGCTTGTCGAATGTCGCGTTGCGGGACACCTTCAATGGTTCTTTGGATCCATTCTGTCTCGATGTCATTAACGATATAACGCACCCAGACATAGTACATCTGTGCATCTATTGAATAGATATCAAACTGCGTGCCTGGCATTTGTGTCGCAGCGTTATCAAAGTCTGGTGTCGTGTTCCATCTGACTTCATAGATACCGTTGTCAATCTGTGGTGGTCTAACAGACACCACACCATCATCGGTATCAAGCGCGAAATCATCAAAGACAACATCAGATACCACAATATCAATGCTTGCACTGTGACCGCTTCTAAAGAGCTGTTGGCCTATCACTGTTACGACATAGCTACCATTAGGCAGATTAAGCGAATATGACGCCGATTTGGTGTCTGCTCTTAACTTGCCATCGACATAAATCGAATAAATATGTGCATCATTTGGCGTCCACGTGAGTAAGCGCTGGTTATTGATCCAATCCAAATCCTCAACAGCAGGGTGCTTTTCTGTCGTTGACTGATAAACCGGAACGGGAACATACTGTCCAGCGCCGGACCAATCGTATATCGTTGGATTGTATTTTGAGGCGACAATATGATAAAACTTGAGGCCGTTTTCGTGCTTTTCATCGATAGACTCAGGCAAGTAAAGCTCTTTATTCCAACCTTTTTTTGGAATTGTTATCGATATTGGTTTGTATGGTATTAGCCGCGCGGCGATGTTTTGCGCCTTAAACCGCACAACGGCCCTGTTTTTTGCTTCGAGATAAACAATACGCGCGTGCTCATACGCCTCAACATAAAACACGCAAAGCTCAAGGTGAATATCGTCTTTAACATTATCTATCCAGTTTGCTTTTTCAAGCGCTTGATTATGCTCATCTGAACCTTTTTCTGGATACGTCGCAAAGTCTTTTTCATAGTTTTTATCAGGGTTAATAAAACTTACCGTGACTTGCGTATAAGCTTCATTAGCCGCGACAGGCTCAGTTTCAAATTTGCCGACAATATTACTTTCATTGAAATCAATAACCGGCGTAATGTCGCGTCCTTTTGTCGCAACTTCAAAATAGCCGCGGGGACAAGATACTTTTGAAAAACAATGTTTTTCAAATATCTTGATGACATCGCCAAATTCTTCACCTGTTGAGATAAAACCATTTACTGTCCAGCGTTTTTTGGATACCCCGTCTTGCATAACACGTTCGTTTTCAATCCACTGGATAGCATCGGCGAATGAATCGCCGATAAGGGCAGGAAAGCCCATACCCACCATGCTATCGTCAAGGTACCACTGAAGCGCAGCGAATGGATTATCAGCCCAGCTGTCAGATAGACCGTTTGATGTGCCATCAACACGGCGTAAATTGCCTTTAGCCGTTTTAAGCCAAAAATCATGCGAGGGGTCGCGCTCAAAAACAGACGGATCTTTATGATACTTAATGACGGTATGCACAACACCGCGGCCATACATGTCATCAGGATAATCGAACAGGTCTTTGAAATCTTGCCACTGCAGTGTGCCAGTTATGGGGCCACCGCCGCGTGTTGTTGACGCAAGTATTGAATGCGCTTCCGTATTTACATTAAAGCGATACTTCGGATCCGTACTTGGTGTATTACCCACCCATAGTTCAGGCTGTTGGTCAGCAATAACGATAGGGCCTACGCAAAATGCTACGACAATGCCGACTTGATTTGCTGTTTTGTTTTCGCGTTTAAACGTGATTTTGGGCGTAAGTTTGACCGGTACCGTGCCAAACAACATATCTAGTGGCTCATCTGTCTTTGACTTTTCTGAAATCGCAAGCTCTGGCGCAGGCGCTTCTTTAACACCAATAAGAGCGCCGAGAATATCGGAAAGTATGCCCATTAATCTTCGTCTACTGGTACGGTGCTTAAAATAGTGCCTTCGTTAAGGCCTGCTATCGCGTTGTTATTGCCATCACTTGCACTGACATCGTAGGTTGTTTCGTGCGAGAACTGCATAAACTTATCTTCTGGAAAGCGTAACTGATGGCTTTTGATATTAGTTTTAAGCACATTTCTTTTATTCGCTGCGCCCAAAGGACTTGTTAATGTGAAAATAGCCTTGGCGGTGCTGGTATCTTCAAAATCGGGCGTTTTTCTGATTTGTCCTGATTTTTTGCGTTCAACATCGATGATTTCACGGCCAGTATCCGTCTCCTCCCAAAATGCAACATAATGATGCACCCATCGGTTATGTAGAGAGCCGGCTAAAATGGTGTTAAATATGTCGCCTTGCACAGAAGATAGTGTTACTTGCCAGTCATTTGCTTTGACGCCCATGCTCATTGCGCCTGGGTCGACATCAACAAGTAAACCATTGGCAACATAATTATTTGACCCGTAAATGCAGTCATAGAAGTTGTCGGTTAAGTAATAATTGACATCCAGTGCTAGGTGCACGAGATTGAACCAATTGCCGAGCTTTTCAGCCTCCAGCACGTTATCGGGAACAGTGTAAGACATATTAAGTAAGTTCAACTGCCTCAAACTGCATGACAAACATTTTGGCATCATCAACAGATACTTGAGTGCTGACATCACTAGTGCGAACAACCGTGATCCGAGGCGTTGTAAAGTTCACAACCTCATCAACATTGACTGCTTTGCGCAGAGGATCGGACAGGCGAATCGTGACATTGCCACTAGCATCAGTATTAAATGGCGTAACTTGCACACCGCTTTGATTAATGCCTATCCAATACGCCTTATCATGGCTAGCAAAATTCAGCATGTCATCACATTTAACAATGTACTGTGTATTTGCCGGCCCGTTTTTAAGCTCAACCACTGTGCTGCCAGCGGCAGCTGCTGTTCTCACTTGCAAAGGTGTATTAATAACACCAAGTGCTCTACTGAAAAACGCTGGAATAACATCAAACGCAACATTTTTGCGGTGCTGTTTTAAAAACGCACGGCAGATACCGGCAACTTCACGACTAATTTTAGGTGATGTCACACGGATGCGTGTTTCGGGATTCATCTCGCGGCCAATTTGCATTTGACCGCCCCATGTACTGCTTGTTTGTACATTTGCATCATCATCAATGCGAAGAACACGCGCTCTAAACGCTGCAGGTAAAATCATCCTGTCCGCCGCTCCTCAAACTCTACTGCGGTAAGATACTTCTGTGCCTCGCGGTTGTACCATGATTGCGGTTTAGGCTCATCCGTTGCCATGTGTATGTTATAAATATTGCCACCCATCGCAGGGCTTTGACCTTTAGTGTGATCATAAATTGTTTCTTTCGGATGGACGATAGCAGCCATGCCGCCTTTACCATCAATACCACCAATGCGAGGACCATCACCCGTGTAACCACCACCGTCATAGGAAGCGATACCGGCAACTTTGCCAGCATATAATCCACCCGCGGCGATAACCGCACCGGCAGCGCCTGCGCCCAGCACAGGACCTATTACAGGAATTGCGGCTAGTGCTTTGTAGGCTTTCATTGCTGTTTCATAGGTTGCCGCCCAAATGCTCGCAATAGAGTTGCGCTTTTCTTCATCCATCAGCGTTTGGCCGATTTTAATGGCTGTTTTGGCGTAATTCGCGCGCTTGGTACCGACACCATCAAAATAAGAGGCTGTGGCATCTAGTAGGCTGTTATAGCCTTGTTTCATGATGGCTTGATTATCAGTCTCTAAGCCTGATAGCGTTTCAAGATGCTGCGCGTGTGCTTGTTCTTTCGCGGTGCGAAATTCTGTTTCAATTTGTGCGGTGACAAGGTTCTTTTCTTTTAGTAAATCAAACTCTGCTTGCATCTCAGCAACTTTGCGCTGATAGCGAACATCGGCCAGCTGAATAACTTTGCCTTCCATTTCAAGCTGCGCATCAAAAATCTGTTGGTACTGATTGCGCGCATTTTCAACCAATGATTGGTTACGGGCCTTGTCTGGATCCTCTCCTGCAGCCGGTGTTTTTGCTGCAGATAATTGTTTGTGCAGTGTACGCACGGATGCTAATAGCACGGGGTTTGAGATAGGAAGGATTTTGTCCGCTTTTATGACAGGCTCTTGAAACTGCCTTTTAGCCGCCGCATCGAATTTTGCGCGAACATCAGCAAGCCAGTCTTCTATTTCCGTTAATGGCATCTCTTCATTGGCAAGCGATTTGAGGCTTGAACGCAGAATTTTTGTTTGCATATCAAACGCGTTCGTATAGTTTTGAAGCTTTTGCACACCTGTTGCATCAAAACCAAGTTTTTCGGCAAAATCACCCCCAAGTTGAGCAATCCAGTTGACGCCTTGTAATGCACCATTAATGGTTTCGTATATTCCCTGGCTTATGCTCATAAAAGTCAGTTTTAACAACCGACCCAGATTTGCTAGATACCCAAACCCCTTGGCGACACTTGATACTACTTCGACCGCAATGTTCCCAAAGCCTCCGGCCTCTTTGCCTGCTTCGACAAAAGATTCTGACAAGGCTGCCACGATGGGCGCAGTTTCAATGGCAAGTGCACGACCAAAAGACGAGGCGAGTTTGCGAGCACGGTCAAGTTCATCATTTGCGATCTCAATTTTTGCAGCATCAACACGATTAACGGCAATACCCAGCTGCTCAGCTTCTTGCATCATTGCTGCAATGCCAGCTGAGCCAGCGTCAAGTGTGTTAAGTAATTTAACGCCTTCCGAGTCAAATAGCTTTTGCGTTAAAAAGACTTTTTGGCCTTGGTCTGCAACGTCAGATAAGCGATCTGCTATTAGCTTAAATTGTTCATCAGGGCTTCTGCTGGCAATGTCGTCAATTGAAATGCCCAGCTGGTCAAGTGCAACTTTAGCTTCCCCCTTACCGGTCGCGGCAACCTGACCAATGCGACGGGTCATGCGTTGTAGACCCATATTAAGCGCTTCGGTGCTTGCACCTGTTAAATCCGCGGCGTGCTGCAATCCAGCAAGGGCTTGTGTCGTTAGGCCCAGCCTGTCAGCTGTTTTGGCTTGTTGGTCGATAAATTCCGCGTTTTTGGCATAAAGAGCGGCATAGGTTGCAACACCTGTGGCAGCAAAGCCTGCCATTACCGCGGTTGCGCCGGTCACTATTTTGCGCGTTTTATCTGCCCACGACTTTGTGTTTTTGTTTGCTTTTTTAAGCTCAGCCGTCAGCTTTGCACTTTTACCAATCAAATCGATGGTCAATGTTGCAATTGTTGCCATAATTAAGCTCTTTTATTCATTGCGTTGACGCCAGGGACACGTATTTAAAAATGCCTCGGCTTCACGGCGTGCGTTTTCTTGTTCTCGTTTGCGCTGCTCGGCTCTATCAAACGTGACACCTAGCTTTGCGCAGTGATGTACCATGCGAAGTTCAAATTCTTCAGGGGATAGTCGTTGTCGTAAATCAAATACAGAGCAACCCAAGGCGTCCGCTAAATTGCAAAGCGCATCAATCTCAGGCTGCTCTTTTATTTTTTTTCGATTGCTTCCAGATTTACTTGGTTTAGGTCAGTGAAGAAAAGCCCAGTTGTATGGATCATGCCCAGTTGTTCAACATCCATTAAACTGGGAAGTTTTGCTGCTTCTTCTTCATCAAACCGACCATGTAGCATGTAATACGTGTTGTTTTGCGTGATTTTTTCGAGTTTTCTATAATTAGGGTTGGAAGATGCATACAGCTTTTGCGCCTCTACTTCTTTATTCGCAGGTAAACGATGAAGTAGAATTTTACCAAGACCAGGTATATTAAACTCACGTGTGGTTTTAGGCAGTTTCCCTGCCATTATTTGTTCAGCGGTAATCATGTGTTAGCTAGTTGGCACTGTTTTAAAGTCAACTTGCTGCAACTTACCAATGCATCCATACATTTGTTTTCCAGAATCTTTGCCTGATTCACCACTAAAGTTGTCATGAGGCAAGAAAACAGCATCTTGAATTTTGCCAGACGAGCGCGTCACTTTGATAGTGATAGGCGTCGATGCTTCAACCATATCGGTAAACGCTTTTTGGTCTGCAACACCTGGTAAACATCTTAACGCAAGCTCAAAATCTTGGTCTTCTGGCAATGCTTTTGGATAGTAGCTGCGCTGCGTCATATCAACATCAGTATCATCCTCAAACTGCTTGCCAGAGTTGATTTGTGGAATAACGCCTACACCAGGCAAGAATTTGTCAACTGTGCCAATGCCAGTTGAACAAAATTGTAAGGTCGCGCCGTGCGAATCGACTGTATCATCTGCAAGCGTTGAAGCGGGAGTTGGACCGGACATGGTTTATACCTCGTTGTAGTAAAAAATATAATCGGACGACTCTCTAAACAAATTTGAGTCTGTGTCTACATCAAAAAATCGACGTTGTTTAAGACCTAATTGCACATTGAGATAAGTGTCTTTAAAGCCTTGTTTATTAAAGATGTTATCCAATGCTTTTGAGATGTCTTTTGCTCGTTGTGGGTCTTTGCTGAAACAATCAAACTGAATGGTCGCATCGACTTGCATGTTTTGCATGTGCGTATCAATCTCAACCGGATCATCAATAACACGCAGCAGCACATAGTTATCATCTGTGTTGTGATTCAGCGTTAAATGAAAATTTCGCTCAATAAGCGAGGTAAGCGCAGTCGATTGAAGCGCTTTTGTTCTGATACTTTGTTCAATCATTTTTGTTGATGTTTTCTAGCGATGCGTTTTTGAGCTGCATTAATCTTTTTGCGAAGTGCATATTGAATAACGTGCGTAACCTGCCTAGTTCGTTGATTAAACGCATTTCTTATAATTGGGTTGGCCTCATTATGAGATGTGCCATACTCGTAATAAACAACATATGGAACTCTAAAAATACCAACACGCACCCTTGAAACAACATTCTTTTCTAATCTGCGTGTTACACCACCCTTACTAGTGCTTCCTCTAACCTTGATCCTAGACTTTAAGAATCCAGGTCTAATGGTAACTTTGTTACCTTTGCGCGTTTTTACCACACGAGGATGCTTAGACTGTGTTACGTTGCGGTGCATACTATTTTCATAACGCTTTGCGCCAGCTCTAAACGCACTCGTCATCATACCTGCTGCTTTTTTACTGCCTACTTCTTGGGCAATATCCAGCAAAGCTTTTTCCATTTCTTTCAGGCCTTGGATATCGATATCAATGCCATCAAGCATCAGTGATTTCCTTTACGTTCATCAGCGTTGTGACATTCGCCATGTTGACGTTGATAGGCTCGCCGATGATTTCAAAATTACGCACGATGTTGTGTTTTTTATCGTGATGCTTAAGGCGATGCGTAGCCGTGATCCGCGGTGAATAATTACACTCGATAGTGTGTGTTGATTCAGTCATCAACTGACCGCTTTGCTCGACCTCATCCGTTTTTTTAGACGTGATTTTGCACCACTTGTAAAAATCATCTGATGGTGTTTCAACGTTGAAACCATCATCGGAAGTTGTAGCATTTTGAAACATGACCTTTTTGTTTCGCGCGCCTGCGTCAATCGTTTTCATATAAAATCGACGGAAAGCTCTTGGCAAATAGCATCAAAACTGGCAGGTACTGACTGTAATAGCACTGGCGCGGTATCTTCTCGATTCCGATACCAGTGTGCAATTAGCACCAACAAACCTTGTTTTGCAAGATCGTATTTGTCCTTATCAATAAAATTATCAGTATCAATTTGATTGCCTGATACAGCTGCATGACCAAATGTGCATTCAATTTGCACAGCATCTGGCAGCTTAAAACCAATTGATGGCCATGATGTGTTGTATGCGGTAGTAACAGATGATTTTAGACCGTGCTTGATGACGCGGTAGTCTGTCTCAGGCATTGTCACTAACTGCCCGTGATTATCAATGTACCTGATTGCAATGACGTCTCGCAGTGGAAAAAAAGGCAGTTCAATCACATCCATAAACTTCGGTAATGCAACTTGCCATGTTTGTTGCACTAAATGACGTCCCGTGCGATTTTCAAATCGCGCCCGAGCGCGGGATATTAGAGGTATTAGAACATTCACATCATCTTCATCGGTGCGTGTATGTTCATACACTTCTTCAATCGTCAGCGGCTCTGCTTGCGGTCCATTTATGAGTAGATTGCGCATTAGTGATTCAACTGCCTTGTATTATTTTTTTTCGTCAGCTGCTTTTGGTTCTTTCACCTCTTTGGCCAGCTTTTGCTTAACTAATTCACTCGCAATTTTGGTGTCGCATTGAAACTCTTGGCCTTTGTCGACACTGCCAACAAAATAGTGTGTAAAGCTTTTTAGTGCGGTTAACGTTTTCATAAATTACCTTTTAGATGCAAAAACAGCAGGTCAATGCCTGCTGTTTTATGTGTTATTGATTAAGTTAGTGTTTATTCAACGACTAAATCACCGCCTACCATGCTACCCGGACGCCAGATTTCCATCGCTGCGCGACACGTTGCTTTAAGCGTCACAATATCTTTGGTGAAATTGTCATCATGCGCATCTGTCATCTCTATGATGATGTTGCGACGATTCGTAAATTGCGCCGCCTGAGACACAGCACCTGTTAAAAACTTACCTGCAGGCATCGCATTCGTTTCAACAACTGGCAATCCCCATAAGGTTTTTGCATTTTGAACGCGAGGATTAGCGCTTATAAAATGACTGTCAGATCCTTCCAATAAATCAATATCAGCGCAATCTGCAGGATTTAAGTAAACAACTTCAGCGGAATAGTCAGCAAGCTCAACTTGCGCTATTGCGCGGCGAACGTTTTTGTATTGGCCATCACCAGATACAGTCCCAGGCAGCGCAAGATAGTTACCCGTTTTGAAGAGACCATCAAGGTTTTGACCTGTGCCGTCACCTGTTAATGCTTGCTTATCTTTGCGATATTCACAGCCATAGTACAAGCGACCATTAATATAACTTGCGATGGCAGGCGCATCTTCAATCATCTGCTTACTGACGTAGATGAAATGACCAATGTTTCGTACTGGCACATTAATTAGCTCGAACCCTATATCAGATTCGGGATAAGCGAAATTGCCTTCCTGTGTCTCAGCTGCGTTGTTTGTAAAAAGGTTTTCACGCGTGTATTCAACAGCATTACTTGTCGTTTCACCACTTGGTAGCGTGTCGAGAACGCGCAGTTTTCTAAATGCTGCGCCAACCACTCCGGGGCGTCTATCTGGTGCCACTGTCTGGTCACTGCCAACATTAAGATTGTTTTGCGTTTCAAAGCTTGCTTTGGTGGTATTGCCGATAGCAAATTGATTGAATGGCTCGCTATCGGTAAATTCAGCCCCTATTGACTGAATATTATCTTCAATATCTTTTTGGCTGGTACCGTGTTGCTCGATATCAAGCACGCGCGCAGTGACTTCTTCAATTTGGTTAGTTAAATTATCAAGCGATTTTTTATTGTCACGACCTATTTTGCCGTGGTTTTGTACTTCTTCGTTAACTTTGTCGACAGCATCTTTGACTTCATCTTTGATGCTATTTAGCTGATTTTTAATTTCTTCTGGTGTAACTTGAGGCATTAGTAAGTCCTTAATTCAAAGTAAAATTGGATAAATGATTGTGAATTGAATCCAAATCTGCAGCAGACTCACTCTGAAACAGTGTTTTGGCTTTGCCGACTAACGCAGTAGCCAGCGATTTCGAACATCCTGACTCTCTCAGAACCTTCTCTAAATCTTTCATGTTGTTAATTTTTGCCATCGTTTGTGAAACAGTGGCGTTGCAAATATTTTTGGGTAGATTGTCAAACCGAGACATAAAGTCATTTGTTAATGCCACTGCCTGTAATTGCTCATCAACAGTCGTCGCAAAGCCCATTTCTTTTGCATCAGTCGCATTGATCCATGTTTCAGCAACTATTAATGCCATCAGCTCATCGTTATCGATGTTGACGTAAGGTGAGTAATTGCTCAGCAATGTCTCGGTAAGGCTATCAAGAAAATCTGCAGCGTCGCGTAGTTCTTTTGCTTTGCCGCTAACATTCAGACTTGGTTCATGGATCATAAGCAATGTATTTTCAGGCATCACGCGTTCATCGCCTGCCATAAAGATAACTGAGCCAGCAGAAGCAGCTGCGCCCAATACTGTTGTAGTGATTTTTGCTGAATGCTGTCTAAGTGCGTTGTGAATAGCAATACCTTCAAAGGCACTTCCACCAGGTGATTGAATCGTGACTTCTATTTCATCAGCGTCAGTATTATCGATGACATTAAGTACATCGAGGCTAGTGTTGCCATCATACCAGTCGCCAACAATGCCATTGATATTAATTTTTGCTTTGCCATTGCCAAAATTTTGAACTTTAAAAAAACCTTTAGGCATTGTCTGTCACCTCATTATCTGATGCTTTCTTTCCCTCAGTAGGTGAGGGATTAAGTTTGTCTCCACCAGGCACTGGCGGTAAATTTTTGCGAGTTCGCGCTTCGTTTGGCGTCATAATGGGACCACCCACCATGCCTTTTAAATATTCCATTTCAGTTTTGCTGTCACCGCGGGTAAGTGCGTCAAAATCAACGTGATATTCATAACGTCTGCGCTCTGCTGGCTTAAGTAATTTTTTAGCAAGTGCTTGCTCCCACCGAGTCGCGTAGGGGTTTAGACCGAGGCGATACCACCCTATAAGAATTTGCTCAATACTGCTGCCTAGCGTGGTGGAATCTTGCGTTTCGCCAATGAGTACTGGCGGCACGTTGCCGAAAAATCGGCAAATATCGCGTAGGGAAAAGTGCTTTGATTCTAAAATTTGCATATCAGCAGGATTAACTTCGGTTGCCTGATATTTAAATCCAAGTGGCAAAACTAATAATCGCTTTGATTCTTCTTTCTGCGTAACAACTTCTGAAAAAGTTTCACGTGCTTTCTTGCGCTGAGTTTCGTTCAGCGCCGCATCGGTATAGAGGACGCCACTTGGTTTACCACCATGAACAAAGAATTTTGATGAATGATTTTCCACCGCTGTCGCAAGGCCAATTGTATTGCGCGCATACGCCAACGGGCTTAAGCCAACGATGCCATTGCCAAATAAGCGAATATGCAAAATAGAGGAATCGGCATATACCGTGACATCACTGCCATGATAGAAATTATGCACAACGCTGCCATCATCTAACAATTGCGTTTGCATTTGTTGAGCTGGAAGCGGCCATAATGCGATTAAATCACCACGGCGATTGTATTCAATGCGTGCATAGGCGTTACCGTGCATATTTAAATTCAATTGCATGGTTTCGCGAAACTCAACGGGTGTTTGCCGCGAATTTGGTGAATCATTCAACACTAATAACGTTGGATGATTAGATAATTTTTCACCGGAACCGCTATTTTTTTCCTTCATAGTGAGGGGTAAACCCGCAAACACTTCAGATATCAGTCGAGTACATGCCCACATTGCAGAAAGTTGCAGTGCGGTATCTTCACTAACTTGTGCCGCAGCACCTTGTGTGTAGATATCGGGCTCACTTTGTTGCTCGCCTTTTTCAACATGCGTTGCATTTCCCCCGAATAATCGGCGAAATCCTCGAACAAAAATATTCATAGTTTTATTGGGTTATCCAAAAAGTCATCGATAGCGGCATCTAAGTCTTCTTCGGGTGCCCAGGCACCAATGAAAGCAAGCAGAGTAGCAACAGCGGTATCAATTTTATTATCTTTGTGCTCTTTGACGGGACGTTTATATTTACCATCCATTGTTTCTCTCGCGACGACATTGCCTAAACACCAGGTGAGTACTGGACAACCCGTATGATGAATGCGCCCTTGTTCAAGCAAATTCTCGAATTCGCGCATTGCGGGTGTGAAATTCGTGTAGTTTTGTGCCACTTTAATTGGTTCGATTCCCGTTTTGTTTTGAACACGCTGCGCCATGGGCGCAGCACCTGAAGGATCATAAAAAATACCAGTAAAGAAATAGTCTTCATTGTCATCTTCAATGGCTTTTTCGACTTCGTCATAGTCAATGCTTGAGCCATCGCACTGCAACAACGCACCTTCATCAATCCAGTCGCGATATATTTCAATTTCTTCTGCTTTTGCTTCTGTTACATAGGTGCGAGGGAAAAAGTAATAATGCGTTCTGCCAGCAATTTCTCGGGTAAAACAGCTGACATCAGCCGTGAGGTCATCCGATTCCGATAAATCTATGCCTTTAGTCCCTTCTTCTCCGACAAAATCTTTTATATTAAGCGATGGATCGGCGTATTTTTCCCATTCAGCTATGTTAAGCCAGGCAGCTTTTGAACCTACCCAAAGGTTGAGATGTTTTGTCTTAAATTTATTTTGCTTTCTTGGTGATTTCTTTGCCTGTCGCTGTTTATTAAGTAATCCATTTTTTAAAACTGAAACACCATAGTTAGGATTAGCTTTTATAAGCGCTTCTTCACTTTGCCAGTCATCGTCCTTATCAATGGTGTAAATGATGGCAAAAACAGATTCATCAGGGTCAACGCCCTCAAGATACTGTTGACATTCTTTTTGAAATTGACCACATGGGCCGTACCAATTAGCTCCCGCGGTTGAGATTATCCATTCAAGCGGCTGCTCACGCGCGCCCATACCCGTCGTCATGGTTTCGCGTTGATTATCATCTAAGTGTTCATGATATTCATCGCATAAATAACAACTTGGTGAACCACCATCACCAGGATTGCCGATAAGTCGTTCAAATTTACTATCATCAAGCGTTTTAGATATTTGCTGTGCAAACAATTCAATGCCGAATTTGCGTCTAAATACGGGTTGTTTTTTAGCCATTTTCCAAGCGGGTTGGAAAACTTCATTTGCTTGCTTTTGATTTGTAGCGCCGCAATACACTTCCGCCCCAGGCTCGCCATCATTGGACAACATATAAAGCCCAATAGGTGCAACCCACGTTGATTTCCCATTCTTGCGCGGTACCAACGTAAACGCAGTCGTAAATCGACGAAAGTGTGTATCAATGTGCTTCCAGCCAAACACTTGCGCTGTGATCCACTTTTGCCAAGGGCTAAGTGATATTAAGCCCGCATGACCTTTTGCACGGGCCCACTTACCTTTTACATGACTAAACGTTTCTATAAAGCGAATGACCTTTATAGCCGTTTGTGTGCAAAAGTAATACGGAAACGCTTCGGTACCGGCTCTTGCTAGGTCCTTGCTTTCTCGTTCTACAGCAAGACGTTCATATTTATTGGCAAGACGCCTGCCGCTTAAAACATCTTCTGCATATTGTTCGATATCAGCTAGATGATCCCTTTCAAAAGTTGGGTAACGGTTACGCATCTAGTAGATATTATCGTCAAGCAAATCCAGCTGTAGATTGTTAAACCGTTGGTC